TTAATTGAAAAAATTGGAAAAAAAGTAAAAGAAAGAAAAAAAAGTTCTGAATATTTAGCAGAATCAGTTCCAGATGATCGTTTAATATTTGATGCTTTAGGATTTACTAAAGAAGAAGCTTTTAATTATTCTGGAGTAAGAACAGATACTGATAAAGAACTTCCAGGAAGTATTAGATTTGATTTAAGTTTTACACTTCCAAACCCTGAATATAAAGTAGCAGAAGCTAAAAAATTATATAAAAAATTTTTAGTAGAAGAAAAAGGATTAAAACCAGATCAAGTAGAAAAATATAGTGATAAAATAGATTTTAAACTAACAAGACTAGGAGCAGGAAATGATATGTATGATGCTCTTATATATAAAACTCCTAAAGAATTAGGAGGTGATAATATGTATTATGCCGCAAATAGTCCTAAAGCATATCCTACACTTGGTGATTTTAAAGCTGTAACTGGTGACGCAATTCCAGTAGGAGCTGCTATTAGCGGAGGAACTGTTGGTAGTTTCGTATCTCCAATTTTAGGAACTGCTGCTGGTTCTTCATTTGCTACTTTTGCAGGTGAACTAACACGATTATATATTGGAAGAAAGAATGGTTTACATAGTGATCTTTCTGATGATGAATTTGATAAACAAGCTTTTAATTCGGCAATTTTATCAGCAGGTATAGATTTAATTGCAACACCTGCTTTTTTAGGTGTAGGTCAACTTATAAAAAACACTATTGGATCATTTACAAAACCTGGAGAAAGATTAACTAAAGATACAATTCAAAAGTTAATTAAATCAGGTGGTAATTTGGATTCAGAAATAACTATTGCTTTAGATGATGCTAAAAAAGTATTAATAGCAAATGGAGTTGATGAAAAAGCAGCAAATGACTATTTAGCAATAAGTATTGCGAATGCTATACCTGAAGCTGGAATATTTCCTAAAGGTTCTAAACAAGATTTAAATTATCAATACTTTTTAGAAAAAGCAAATAAAATAAATGAAACTAAACAAATAGAAAGACAAGTAATTAAAAATTTAACAGGACTAGACACTGTAGATGCAAAAACTGCAGATAATTTAATTGACACTGTTGGTACTAAAGTTAAAAAAATAAGACAAGATGAATTAGTTGAAACAGATAAAGCTGTAAAAGATGCTTTTAATAATTTATCTAAAACTAAACTTTCTTTTTATAAAGATCCTACTACATCAGAAATAGATAGAATTGCTGTTACATTTAATGAACTTACTGATACAATTAAACCAAAATTAACAAAACTAGAAGATGATATTTTTAAAGCAGCAAAAGATAATAAATTAAAGATAGAAATTGATGACAAAGAAAGTGTAAAAGTTTTAAATAGAATTTTACAAAAATATAGTACAGAAGTTAAAAAAGAATTACCCGACATAACTGGTAAAAAGCTTTCAGCAGAAGAAATGAAAGCTTACAATAAACAAAAATCTATAAATGATTTAGTAGATTTATTAAATGAATATGGTCATTCTGATTTAATAAAAAATCAATTAAAAGTTTTAAAAAAAGGAATTATTAATTTAGAAAATTTAAGCTTTAATGAAGCAGTAACACTAAGAAGTTTATTAAGAAATGCTGAAAAAGATGCTCCTGGAGATTTAGGAAATGCTTTTACAAAAGTAAAAGGTGCTTTTAATACAGCTATTAATAAAGCAACAGACGGATTTGATAATACAAAAAAACTTGTTGATCAATATGATGATTTATTATTTAATTATAGAGGATCTTATTTAGAAGATTTAACAAAACAATTTGGATATGGAGATTCAAGTAGAGTTTTAAAACCGTTACAACTAACTGGAAATAATAAAAATGCTTTTCAAGCATTTGTAAATAATACTAATGAATCTTTAAATAATGCTGAAAAATTAGGAAATATTTTAAAAGGAAAAATTGCAACAGTTAATCAAAGAAATAGAATTGAAAGTGCTTTATATGAAAATTATTATAATAAAGTATTTCCAGAAACTGCCGGAGGAACTGGAAAAATGTCTCATAAACAATTTATAGATCAATTTGGAGATAATTATAAATTAATATTAGGTGAAAAAAAATTTAATAAGTTTGCAAATTCTCAAAAATCTGCTTTAGATACTTATCAAAAATTTATAGATAATCAAGTAAGAATTCAAAAAGTTGTATCAGATAAATTACCTACTTTAAATGTTAATACTTTAGAACTTGGTGATGCAAATGCAATTGTTAGAGAAATATTTAAGAATGGAAATAAAGCAGATGTTTCTGGTTTAATAAATGGATTAAAACAAATTGATCCAGCTATTGTGAATGATATTAAAAAAATATATTTAAGAAATTTTTTAAATGGAGTTAAAACTGATATGACTGTACCAGGAGGACAAGGAAGATTTGCTTCTTTAGATGGAATAAAACTAAATCAATTTTTAGATAATAATATAAGTATAGTAGAACAAATGTTTGGTAAAGAATTTCTAAGTGCACATAGAGATTTAGCAAAAGCTTTAACATTAATACAAACTGATACATTTGCCGCTAAAGCTGGAACACCTGGTCTTACTGAAGCTGCTAATAAAGCTGGATTATTTGTAGATATATTTGCTGGACCATTAAATCATAAAAGATTAATTTTAAATAGAATAGCAAGAATATATGATGGTTTTGATTTAGGAGGAGATAGTTTAGCTTTATTAAGAGATTATAATAGATTTGTAGAAGCAGCAAAAAATCATTACTTAGGTGGAAATTATCCGAAAATATTAGATAAATTAGGTGAATCAACAAAACCTAAAGATAAAGAATTATATAAAAGATTTTTTAAAGCATTAACTCCATACACAGGATTTGAAATAGCTGGTCCTTTAAAATTATTAAAAAATCCTTTAACAACTAAAGAATATATTAAAGATAAAATTGAAAAAAAAAGACTTCCAGGAGAAACTGGAATATTTACACCAGCAGATGAAGTAATTGGAAGTATTATTGGAACAAGAGGAGAAACTTTACCAAAATTTTTATCTAGAAATATAGATCCTAAAATAGAAAAACTAGTTTCAAATTTAATGGAAGCAATTCAAACTAGAGGAAAAAATAAATCTGAAGAGATAAAAAGAAAAGAATTTGAAAAAAAATTAGCAAAATGAAAATAAAAAAAAAGAGAACAATTAACGGAACTTATAATAAAGCTGATATAGCTAATATAAGAATTGATAATCATGAAAAGCTATGTCGTATTATGCAAAAAGAAACTCATGAAAAAATAGATCATATTTGTTTTCGAATCAAACGTTTGGAATATATTTTAATAACATCAGCTGGAGCAATAATTATAGGATTAGCTTCTCTAGTTACGATGTTATTAATTAAATGATTAAAAAAAATATCGGTTGTCTTTGCGAAAATATAGCAATCTGTTGGCTTCAAGAGCAAGGCTATTTTGTATATAAAGGGTGTCAAACTCAGTCGGCTATAGACTTAGTGGCCGTGGATCCTAAAACTTTAGAGACAATACTTATAGATGTTAAAAAAGTTTCAAGAAGAAAATCAGGAACTGAAATAGGAAGAATGGCGAGAGTAGATAATAAAAGAATTTTTATTTTAAAAGTAGATTTACATACAAAAAAATGTAGAATAGTCCAAAAAAGATTATTATGGACTACGAAGAAATTAAAACACGCATAAAAAAACATGAGGGTTTTGTGCCTAAAATGTATCTTGATTCTTTAGGAAAAGCCACTATTGGCTATGGTCATTTAATTACAGAAAAAGATAACTTTCAAGAAGGCGTAGAATATAGTAAAGAAGAATTAGAAGAAGTATTTAATCAAGATTTTAATAAAGCTGTAGATGGAGCTAATGAATTAACTTCTCAATTAAGTTTAGTTTTAGCTACAGTAAAAGGAGTTATAATAGAAATGGTATTTCAATTAGGTAAAACTGGTGTAAGTAAATTTAAAAAATTTTTTATAGCTTTAGAAAATCAAGACTATAATGAAGCTGCAAATCAAATGATTGATTCTAATTGGCATAAACAAACACCAAAACGTTGTAAAGAATTAGCAAATATAATAAGGAGTTGTGCCTAATGTGGTGGAATATAATACCTACAATATTTAAAACTGGTGCTGAGATTTATAAGAATCATAAACAATCTGAGTTATTAGAATCAGAAGCTGAGAAGCGATATTATGAACGTATGGCTCGTGGTGAAATAGAATACCAAAGAGATGTATCTGATCAACAAGATAAAACTTGGAAGGATGAATTTGTACTTATAATAGTGTGTATTCCAATATTAGTATTATCTTATGCAATCATTAGTGATGATGTTAATATTAAAACTAAATTAGATTTATTCTTTGATTATTTTGGTAAATTTCCTACTTGGTATCAATGGTTAATTGTAGGAATTTTTGGTGCAATTTACGGACTTAAACCCACATTGGATATATTTAAAAAATAATGATTGAAAGATTAAAAGATTTAATAGTTAAAAATTTTTCTAATAAAGAAATAGAAAAGAAAAATAATGTATTATTAAGAAGTAGAAAAGAAGTCGAAATTAATGGTAATGGTACTTCAGGTTATACTATTAAAAAAGGTTCTCATAAAGGAAAAGTATTAAGACACATTATAAGAGAAAAAAGTCCTTTAAGCGAATAATTGCTTCCATTTATCACCAGTTATTTCGTCAGCTAATTTTTTTTTATTATTTAATACTTGAATAATTTTTTCATCTAAAGTATTAGGACATACGAAATCTATATAAGTTACTTTATCTTTTTGACCTATTCTGTGTGCTCTATCTTCAGATTGTAGTCTTACTTCCATATCATAAGTATTATTAAAATAAATTACAGTTTTAGCATTTGTTAATGTTATGCCATAACCTCCTGTTCTAGGTTGACCTACAAAAAATCTTATATCTCCACTTTGAAAATTTTTAACTATTTCTTGTCTTTCTTCAGATTTAGTATCACCAAAAAAAGTTGCAACTTTACTAGCTCCATATATTTTAGCTAAAGAATCACGAATCAATTTAATTGAGTTTCTATAAGTAGCCCATATAATTATATTACCTTGTGTCTCTTCAATAACATCTAATAATTCTTGTATACGAGGATTTTCACCTTTTATTATAGTTTCAGTTCCGTCATCATATTTAATAAAACCACATAATATCTGCTGTAATCTTAAAATTCGTGTGATTATAAGAGGCGCAGACACGATTTTTTCACGCTCAAGCTCTAGTATAGCTCTCTTTTTTAAAGTGATATACATTCTTTTTTGTTCTGGTGTCATTTCTACATGTCTTATTAATTTTACTTTAGGAGGTAAATCTAAACATTCATCTTTAGTTACTCTAAAACTATATGGCTTTAAAATTTCTTGAAGTTCTTCTAATCGTTGATAACCTACAACTTCGTCAAAAGTATGAGTGGATAATCTTCTTCTTCTCATTACACAAAATGTATTACGATATGCAAAAAAACTATTTTGTAATATATAAGGATCTAAAAAATGCATTTGAGACCATAAGTCTAGCGGACCTTGAGTTACTGGAGTTCCTGTTAATATTCTTCTGTATTTTGCAAGTTTATGTAATTTATGACAAGCTTTAGTTCTTCTGGCTCCTCTATTTTTTATATTAGAACTTTCATCTATTACAAAAAAAGATTTTCCAGTATTTAATAATCTATGTACATAGTTAGTTCCTTTTTCTGTAGATAAAGCTTCTACATTAATTACAAAAAATCTTAATTTATTACTTTCTTTTAAAAATTCTACTAATTCATCTATATTAATTTTAGTTTCATTAGGAGACCATATTTGAGTT